AATGCTTAGCTTTAAAACCAGGATATTTAGATATATTTTCAAATGCAGATACTATTTCTCCATTTTTCATATTAGCCTCTAATTCACTCCAAAACACATCAAAATCCCAAATACTAGCTAATCCGATAAAAGCATTATCATAACCTTCAGTACTTTTATTTACAAATGATAATACATTATCATCTTTATCTAATTGTGCTGTAGAATATTTTTCAGGATAAGCTGTAGGATAAACACCTATCCAGTTACCATCTAAGTGAGGCATTTTAGAATCAATAATACAATCCGCTACTACAAAGTAAAATGGGCGTTGTAAGTATTGTTTACATTGTAGTGATGAATAACCAGGACCTGATCCTTCACCTTCATACTTGTTAACATCAACAAAATAAAAATTATGTTCTGGATAAGCTAATTGGCAATATTGTTGTAATTCTTCACCTTTATAGCCTAAACAAACTACAAAGTCGTATTCCTTAGGAAATTTATCTATAATATAAGATATAATAGCTTTGTTATCAATTGGTAACATTGCTTTATTTATATTTTTAGTTAAATTACCTAAACGAGAACCTAATCCAGCAGCTAATATTAGTACAGCTGGTGTTTTATGTTCAGCTTCTACTTTACCATCTGCTCTATGAAATTCATCATCTATTCTAACAACATCATCTACGTGTGGTGTAGATACCTCTTGTAAAATAATATCTGTAATAGCTATTACTCTATGTTTTTTAGGAGGTGTTACATTAAAGAACTCTCCACCTTTCATTATTTTCTTTTCAACTACACCTTCATCATTTTCTAACCATACTTCAGCTTCACCTGAAATGATATAGTTAGTTTCTTTTTTAAAGTTATGATATTGAAATGATGTTTTATAGCCAGCGTTGATATAAATTCTCTTATAGCAATAAGCATCATTTAACTCAAGCCATTCTTCCTTACCCCAAGGTTTATGAACTACTTTATACATTATTGTTTATTTACTTGTTTATTAATCCATTCATAAGTGTGAACAAGACCTTCATATAATGGGTAATTTGGAACCCAATCTAATTTTTCTTCAATTAGTTTATTATCTGAATTTCTACCTCTAACCCCTGTAAATCCAGGTATGTTTTTGATAGTGATGTTTTTACCACTAATATCAATTGCATATTGAGCTAATTGATTAATAGTAACCATTTCTTCACTACCAAGATTAACTGGACCTTCAAAATCAGAACGCATTAATTTTAAAATACCATTCACACACTCGTCAATATATAAAAATGATCTTGTTTGTAAACCATCACCCCATACTTCAATTTCTCCACCATCTGGTGTTTCAGCTACTTTACGGCACATTGCTGCTGGTGCTTTTTCTTTTCCACCTGTCCAAGTACCTTCTGGTCCAAATATATTATGAAAACGAGCTACACGAACATCCAAATTATAATTACGTTTAAAAGCTAAATATAAACGTTCACTAAATAATTTTTCCCAACCATATTCAGAATCTGGGTTTGCAGGATATGCACTTGATTCTTCACAATTAGGATTATTAGGATCTAACTGATTATGTTCTGGATACATACATGCTGAGGAACTATAAAATACTCGCTTAACTGATTGTTTAGTTGCTTCATGAGCAACATTTAAATTAATTAATGCAGAATTATGCATTACGTTAGCATCATTGTTGCCTGTAAAAATATATCCAGCTCCTCCCATATCTGCTGCTAATTGATATACTTCATCAAATGAATTTATTTTATCATCTAATGAAGTTTGATTTGGAGCAAACATAACTTTAGATACTATTAATGGATCTCTAAGATCACCAATAATAAAATCATCTGCTGCTGTTTCCCAATATTCAGGATATTTTAAATCTACTCCTCTAACCCAAAATCCTTCTGATTTTAATCTTTTAACTAAATGGCTTCCTATAAAACCACCTGCTCCTAATACTAATGCTGTTTTCATATTGTATTATAATAATTGTTTTGTTTTTCTTGTCTTTCTATTGTTTTAGGATGATAAATACACATCTCATCTAATGGTGGAAAATTAGTGTATAAATTATAACCATCTAATCTTTCATGAACTTTATTTATCCATTTAATTTTTGAATTATTACGATATACTCTAGTTTGATGGTCAGGAAAATTAACTCTACCATGATCAACATTCCATCCCCATTTTTTAATATGTTCTTCTGTTAAACCCTCTACTGTATTAATTCGAGGAACTAAAAACATGTCGACTTCAGGATTTGTTTCTAAAATTGAATGAATATTATCGTATAACCATGGATTTAAATATTCATCAGCATCTAACTGAAAAATAAAATCGCAAGTACAATGTTTATTTAAATTATTTTTAAAAGATGCAAAGTCATTATTTAATCCAAATTCAATCGTTTTAACGCGTTTATTATAGTTTTTAACTACATTTTTAACGGCATCTGTTGCTGTAATATCTAATTGAACTACTATTTCGTCTGTTGGTAGAATAGATTGAGTTAATTGGTATAATAATCTATCTAATTCAATATGTTCGTTATGAGCACAAACGGCGTATGAAATTGAAATCATGAACTTTTTATTTTTTTTAAATATAATAAATTATTTTGACATTTCAAAATAACCTATATATTCTAAGGCGTCCATAAACTCGAGTTCTCCAAATTCTTGTTTTGTAGACATATCTGCTTTATTGTCTTTAGATTTAACAGCTGACCATTTCCAATCGTCTGCTGTTGTACCTTCTGCAAATACCATTGAATTATCTGGAAGTACGACACTATTTGGATACCAATATTTTCCTGAAATGTCTTTGAAGCGTAATGCTTTATATAATTCGGGAAGTGTTTCTTCCATGGTTTCAACATTTTCTTCTACGATTGTGGTGTTTGCGGTTTTGCCACAGGTCATACAAATCCAAATAGTAACTATTTCGTTTGAAATTTCACTACAAGCATTTGACCCACAACATGGACAAATAACTAGTTGTTCACTTAATGATGACATAATTTATATTTTTTATATTGTAAGTATTTGTTTGATATGTAAATATTATATTTCCTATATTATCCATTATTCTATACGTTTAATTTTGGGTAATTCGATACGCTTTAAAGAGGGTAGCTTTAATTGAACAGGCTTCGGTACTTTACTATCTAATATAGTAAGTAATTTTTCACTCATTTTTTCTAAACTAAATTCAGTTTTTGAATGATGCGCTTGACGTTTAGCTTTATCAGTGTATTTTTTATAATTTTTAAATACATCCTCTAATGCTTTAGATGCTTCTTTATCGTTAACTGTAAACCAAGCTGATTCAGGTAATATCATATTTTGAATAACAGCAGATGGGTGAATTGGAGTTAACATGCCTGGAAGTAATGTTGAGAATTCTGATAAGAAATCAACATGTCCACTCCAATTTGGTGCTATTACTGGTTTCTGTGATGTTGTGAATTCTAGTAATGGTCTTCCATATCCTTCACCCTTAGTAAACGATACAAATGCTTTAATTTTAGGATGATTATATAATTCATTTATATCCTCATCACTAAATTCACCATGAAGTAAATATACTGGTGGTAAATCACCTCCTATATATTGTTGAATAGCTCTAATTTTATCTAACATTTCATCTCTATCCATTATAGATGGTGTTGCTGATTGTGTTTTTAATATTAGAGCAGGTGGTTTAATTTTACCTCGGAATGTTTCTAAGAATATTCTAAGTAATCCAGATACATTTTTTCTATCTTCGTTTAAATCACCTTGTAGCCAATGTCCTAAATATAGAAATGCATAATCTTCAGGTATTTCGTTTATAAATTCATATAAATCAATATTATTGAATTTATCAATTTTATTGTATATGTCTGTATTTACACCTTCAAATAATACTTCTACTGGTGTTTTTAATTCTACTATACTTTCTATTTGTTGTGTTTGACTATTACGTTTTTCAAATTTAGAATTTTGAAATACTGTTTTAGCATGTTCAGATGATACTAATACTAAATCAGCATTATTACATCCTTCAATCCAACTAGGATCACATATTGTAGTTTCAATACCTGCTGTAATTAATATATTAAATTTACCAATACGTTGCATTTCATTTGGAACAGTAATTTGAATCCAAACATCAGGTTGTTTAGGTAGTTGAGGAACAGCTAAAATACAATCTTTTATTAATTTGTGGTCTGGATTTGAATCTTTAAGAAATCCATATGGTGTAGAACCCCATCGTTGTGATAGGATTTTTACATCATATTTTTCTGATTTGATAATAGATAATGCTATGTCGCGTGAGCGGGCTCCGTAGCCGCTGAAAGTTTCAATAGGAGCACTTATAACTAATAATGGTTTCATATTATTGTGCGATAACGTGTTTAACAAAATGTTTTGGTTGTTTTAATGGTTCTACAGGTATAAATTCAAAATCATGTCTTGGCTGCCATTTATCAAATGTTTCTTCAACACCATCAATAATGTTTTTACACATATTTTTAGCAGTCATCATTGATTCATCTGAAGTTACCCATTCACGAGCAGCTTTACATGCCTTTTGATAATCTTCAGTATTAAACATTTTATCGTTATAAACTTCATTTATTACTTTAGCAACATCAAGTGGTTCAACTCTATCATCAAAAATATAAGGTGTTGGAATAGAACCTACTAATGAGAAATTAGATGGAAATACTGGGTAAGCCCAAATACCACACTTTTTATATTTGCCTCTATGATTAGAACCAAATTCTTCAGTAAATTTAATCCAATCACCATTTTCGTCTTCAAAACGCATCTGATCCTGCATACCACCTGTTACTGTAGCAATGATTGGTTTACCACACATCATTCCTTCAGTTAATGATAATCCCCAACCTTCGTTTGAACTTATTAACGTTACAGCATCTACTGCGTTGTAAAGTAAATTCATTACGTTTGCTGGTTGTCTACTTTGATCAAATAAAATTTGATATTTTTCATCATAACCAAATAACATTTCGCTTACTGCTTTTAAATCAGTACCGTTTTCATCTACTATTTGTGTGTGAAGTACCAAAGCACATCTTTTAGCTTTTTCTTCAGGTAAAGCATCAACAAATACTTTCCAGGCCAACAATAAGTCAGATACTGATTTACGCCTAATATTGCGAGCATTATACAATAAAGTAAAATCATATTCTTTATTATTAAATAATTGTCTTTTGAATTCTTTTAATGTTAAGTATTCTAAATGTTCTGATGTTATAGGAAAAAATACTTCTTCATTAATACCATGAGGAACATATTTAATTACTTTTTCATCTGCAACCTCAGAACCCAATACTGCTCTATTTAAATTTTCTGTTTGTTTACTAATAGCTAATAAACCATCACATGATTCATAATATGATTTATTATACATTGGATAAGGCAAATCATCCCAAATATTTAAATAAATAATAGGCATTTGTTTTCTTATTTCATGTTCCATTTGAAATAACCAAATCCAATATCTTGGATCAGTAAACATCATTAATGCGTCTGGTTTTTCTAATTGAATTATTTGTCTTACAAGTTCAGGAGAACCGTATCCATCTATTGGGTATAAAAATACACTAGCATCTTCAATACCTGCTATTTTATTAGTATCAGCATTTAAATCGAGTCGTTGACCTTTATCAGGATGTGTAATAGCACCTCCTAAATTAACCCAATTAAAATGATGTGCTGTTCCTAATACCATCTCTCTAGCCATAGTACTAATACCAGAGGTCATACGAATGTCATCGCATAAAAGGAGTATTTTTTTTCTTTGATCTTTTGGTATGTAACCTTCTTTTAACATAACGTTATTTTGTTGTTTTATAATTTACCTGTTATTTCTGTATCTAATTGGTTGTGTATTTGTTTTTTAAATTCTTCGTTGGTTAAATATAGATACATTGCTCGTTCAGTTAATTTTTGAGTACTGAACTTGTTCCGGATGCAAGATAATTTGAATTCTTCAAATAAATCTTCGGGAATTTTTACACTTGTTAATTGCATTTTTGCTTTCATAATTATATTGTTTTGTATATAAATATATAACAATTATGAAAGAACATTCTTTTTATCACATAATGTAATATCATCTCTGTAAGGACACCATTTGCAACTACTTTCTCCAACATTCTTAATATATGATTTTATTTGAGGTTTTCCAAACTCGTCGAACGAATTTTTTATAAAATCATTAAAAACAGTTAAGCATTTATTCATTTTATTAGTTCCGCTAGGCGGTACTACATTTTGTACTCTAGGTTGAGGATATTCACTTTTTTCCCAAATTTTTCTTTTCAAAATTACAAATTTTACTTCTATATTTTCTATAGGAAAATCATATTGTTTTGAAAAATAATGTTTGTATAAAAGTAATTGATATTGTTTTATTTCATCTTTTTTCTGTTCATCACTCCAAGATGATTTTGATGTTTTAAAATCCCATATTTGAACTTTATTTGTATCAACATCATAAAACACTACATCAATAAATCCTTTTAAAAATATATTATTAGATACTTTTATTAGTAAAGGTAATTCAATATCTAATAATTTTACACCTTTAGTAGTAAATATCTTTTTTCTATTCTTTTTAACATAATTTAAAAGATTAACAGCATCTTCATAAAACTCACCCATTTCTGTTGGAGTAGAAAAATGAGAACCTACTTTTTTATATTCCTCAGTATACAATTCAGAAAATTTATTTTGAAATATTTCATGTAAGTCCATTCTATCAGCTGCAGCTCCACTTAAAACATACATGTTATCAACATATTCTTGAATAGTTTCATGTATTGCTGTTCCGAAAACTGTATGTATAGTTGCTTGATATGGTTGTTTATTTTCTACATAAGTTAAATACCACTGGTGTGGACATTTTGCATAAATACTAAACTGACTATATGATACTGTTTTATGAAAAGCATGATTTAATTCTGGAGGTGTATGATTTTTGAGTTTTAATTCAATTTCTGTCAGCTTTTGTTTGGCCATATATTTCTCTTATTTTAGCTCCTAATTCAACATCATTAGGATATGTTTTGACTAAATCTTGTACTGCTTGTTTTTGTGTAATAATTTTTTTACAGTACTGAGCGGCATCTAATAGTTCTTCATAAAGATGTTGAGTAAATTCGTCGTGATTATTTTGTTCAAGTGTTGTTGAATATTTATTATATCCGCGTTCTGCTCTGTCAGATAAGTCTACTATAACTGATTTGGTAATATCGTCTTTTATTGTATTACTCATGTTCCTTTAATTTGTGTCGTAATGTTTTTAACTTCATCTTCAGAAAGCATGTCTATATATTCTTTAGCTTCTTTTTTACCAACTTCAAAATATATTTGAATAGCTTCTATTTGATCTAAATCGTATTCTTTTTTATTAGTAGGTTTAAGATACTTAAGATACTTATATTGTTTAGGTAGTAAGTCTTTATATAAATTATAAAGATGTTCACCTTTCATCTGCCAAGTATTCTTTTGTATTACATTTACTACTTCACAATAATCATGATCCATTGATAATATTTTGTTACACATCCAATTATTGAAAGTTTGTTGTTCTTCTTCAGAAATATCTTTCCATTTATCTTTAGTAAGAGTTATTCTTTTTATAAGATTAAATATATTAGCCATTATTAAATTTAATTATTTTTATATTCCCATATAAACCCATAAGCTGTTTTTTGTTTTTTAAGACAACAAGCAGATATATTTGAAGTAGGATATTTTAATTCTTTTTGTATTTGTGTAAAACTATTCCATTCTTTTATTATAACTCCATTTTTAGATTTTTGAATTACTTTTACTGCATTTCCATGATCTTTATTATTATATCCTGGAAATATCTTATTATAATTCCAAACAAATCCATGAGATTTGTTAGTTTTTTTACTTAAGTTGTCTTTAATACCTTTTCCAAAATTAAATTCAGCTTCTGTAATAGAATTCCATTCTTTAACAAATTCTCCATTTAATGTAAATTGATATATTTTAATAGAAGTATTTTTACTTATAAGTTGTTTTATAGCATCTGTTCTTTCATATTTTCCACTTTTTCCTTTAACAGCTTTAGATATTTTCTTTTTAGTTTTTTCACTTATTTTTCCTTTAGCATTTCCTAATTTTAAATTTAGACCCATTTTAGACAAAACATTATAATATAAACCCCAATATAATTCACGTTCATTTAATTGGTTTTCTAAACATTCTTCTATTATTTCAAATTTATGATTTTGAGGACCATATTTAAGAAAAGAATAATATAATCTAATTTGTTTTTCACATCTTCTTAATTTAAGATATTCTGACCAACGTCTATTAATATTAATCGATTGACCTATATATATTTTTCCTTTAGGAGATGTAATTTTATAAATACCTATCATAATATATTATATATTAATAAATATATGATAGGCATGGAAAAAATGCTATTTACTACATTATAAATTAATAATTCCTACTTTCGTCTGAATAATTAGCTCTTGATTTAATAGCAGCATCTCGTAGATGTACTTCATTACTAAGATATTTAATACGATCGATTGCTAAACCAAGTTCTGTATTTAATTCTTTAACAACTTTATCTAATTCTTTGTTAGCTTCGTTTGCTCTAATAAGAGCACCTTTTAATGATACTACTTCGTTTTCTAGTTCTTGATATTCCATTTTGATTTTTTTTAATTTATTTCGGTTAAACATTTTTATCTATTAAAAGAGATTATTTTAGCTCCTTCATTATTTGATGGTGGTGTAGGTAGTTCAGGTGTTGGTTTACTTTTAAGTTGTAAAGGTAAAAACTCTTCATTAACATGTTGACATTTACTACAAGCCATTACATTAATAGGAATTAAAGCATCTTGTGATGTTCCTGTCAATAGACGAGATGCTTTTCGAAGTAAAAATGCATTTATAAAGATATTATTATTACATTTTTCACAGATTATTTCTGTTGTTTTGTCTAAACTAATGTTTAATTGTGGTTCCATTTTATAATATTTGTTTTGTTGAAATGATTTTTACTATTTTAGCTAATAATGAGGCCATATTTATCTCTTTATCTGGTACTGATTTCTGAAAATATTGATGGTTATCTAATTCAATAGTAATCTCAGCATCGTGTCCTTTACTATATTCATCTAAATGTTTAAATAAATACTCAATTGCTGGTTGGTAATCATCTAATTGACTATTAATTATTAATTGTCGGCATTCTACCCAAGTTTTAGAAGTAGGTGTTTTTAATAATTTTACTAAGTTTTTATTTAAATTATTATCAACAGCAATAATAGTTAATTTATTGTCTTTAACATTTTGTTGTAATACTTTAATAATAGAACGAATATCAGGATAAAATTCATTAATAATATAAGCAACATCTTGCATTTCATATTTTATATTTTCAACATCTAAAATATTTGTACAAACATGTTTAGCTACAATACTCTTAGTAGGTGGTTTTAAAATATGAACTTCACAGCGTGATTGTAATGGTTCGATTAAACGATCAATATAATTACAAGTTAATATAAAACGAGTATAAGCTGAATATTCTTCAATTAAATTTCGAAGTGCTGCTTGTGCTGGTTGAGTTAAGAAATCAGCTTCATCTAATATAACAATTTTAGTAGGATTAAATGATGCGGTTGAAGCGAATCCTTTAACTTTATCTCTAATCATATCAATACCATTTTCATCACTAGCATTAATATAAAGATAATCACATTTTAAATTATTAACTATTAATTTAGCTAATGTAGTTTTTCCAGTTCCAGCAGTTCCACTAAAGATAAAATGAGGAATGTCATTTTTTTCTATACAGTCAGCAATTCGTTCTTTAACAACTTCATTACCAACATATTCATCTAATGTTTGTGATCTATACTTTTCGATCCAGAGTGTGTGTTTTTTCATAACTTAAATTTAATAATTTTATTTTGACAATCCAAACATTTAAAATTTGATTAGGAAGGGTTTCGTCTCTCCTAGCTGGCCCACTGAAACTTATGTTTACTGTACGACTCGAACGTAAAATGCTAGCACCCCAATCCAGCTCGCCTTTATTAAAAGGTTCCTAATCAAATATTTTTATTCAGGAAATACTATTACTCCAGGATCTTTTTCACCTTTAGAGTTAACTACTTCCTCATTAAGTTCAACTTTAAATGGAACTCCATTTACTTTAAACTCACCTCCTTGTTTAAGCATTTTTCTAAAAAACGATTCTTGTTTTTCAGTCCAATCTTTACTTAAATCTAATACTCTTTGTTTATCAGTAACATCACCATCAATATAGATGGTGATGTTCTTTCTTATTGTTTGTGCTGTTAACATATTACATTCCTAAATCACCTAAACCATAATCATCATGTTGTGATTTTTTAATATCTGGTTTAGTATGAATAACACATTCTGTCATTAATAATGTTACTGCGGCTGCAGCTGCATTTTCTAAAGCTGATCGTACTACTTTAGTTGGGTCAATAATACCTGTTGCATAAGCACCAACTACTTTATTATTAGTAATATCAGGTACTAAATCAACTTGATCGATTAGATCATTTAATTTGATATACCATGAAACAACGTTTTCACCAGCATTTGATAATATTTTTTCAAATGGTTTATAACAAGCTTCATATACAATTTCACCACCTTTAGTATTACGATTAGTAATTGCTTCTCGAGCGTGTAATAATGCTACTCCAGCTCCTGGTAGGATACCTTCGTCTAATGCTGCTTTAGTTGCTTGTAATGCATCGTCTAGGCGATCTTTTTTCTCTCTCATTTCGATTTCAGTACCACCACCTACGTTTATAATAGCTACTCCACCAACCATTTTACCTAAACGTTCTTGTAAACGTTCAATATTATATGGTGCTGTTTCTTTATCTAATTGTGTTTTAAGTGATAAAATACGTTCTTCAATTTTTTCAGAATCACCTTTACCATCAACTATTGTTGTTGTTTCTTTACCAACTGTAACTACACGAGCAGTACCTAACCAATCCATATTTAGTTTAGATAATGACATACCGCGTTCAGTTGATATCACAGTAGCACCTGTTAATATTGCCATATCTTCTAACATTTGGTTTCTTAAATCACCAAAGCCAGGAGCTTTAACAGCTACTACTTTTAATGCACCTCTACCTTTATTCATTACAAGTGTTGCTAATGCTTCACCTTCAATGTCTTCAGCAATAACTAATAATGATTTTTGTTCTGCTGAAATTTTTTCTAATAATGGTAATAAATCCTTAATAGTATTAATTTTCTTATCATAGATTAGAATAAATGGATTATCTAATATAGCAGTCATTGTTGTATTATCTGTAACGAAATAATGTGATTTATAACCACGATCAAACTGAATACCTTCTACTACTTCGAGTGATGTTTCACCTGAACGTGATTCTTCAACTGTTACAACTCCATCTCTACCTACTTTTTCTAAAGCAGTAGCTACTAATTCACCAATTTCTGTATCACCATTTGCTGATAGTGTGGCTACTTGTTTAATTTGTTTCTCGCCTGAAATAGCTTTAGATAGTGTTTTTAATTCTTCTACTACTTGTTTTACTGCTTCTTCAATATCTCGTTTTACTTGAGTAGCATTTGTAGATGCATAAGCTGTGGCATCTAATGCTTGAGATGCAATCGAATGAGCTAATACTGTAGATGTTGTAGTACCATCACCTGCAGAATCTACTGTTTTTTGTGCGGCTTGTTTAATAACAGTAACAGCCATATTTTCAATTGGATCTTCTAAAATAATTGATTTAGAAACAGAAACACCATCTTTTGTAGATTTTACAACACCATGTTCTTCTTCAATTAATACGTTACGTCCAAAAGGACCCATTGTTACTGACACGGCTTTATTGACCTTGTCAATACCGGATTGTAATTTTTCTTTTGCCTCTCGGTCAAAACTAATAATTTTACTCATTTTCTAATACAGCTAATATGTCTTGTTCTTTGTAAATTAAATATTCTTCATTTTCAACAACCATTCGTTGTCCACCAAATGAGGTAAATATAACTTTATCTCCTATTTGTAGTGTATTTGGAATTAATACTCCATTTAAATTAATTAGTCCAGGACCTACAGCAATTATTGTTCCGATTAATGGTTTATCTTTTCCCATATCGGCAACTAATATATTACCATATCGTTCCTCATTTTCATCTTGTTTGATAACAATATTGTTATGCAACGGTTTTATTTGTTTCATATTATGATTTTTAATTAAATTTAAGATACGGACAGATCTTTGGATTTCAAAACTTATTTAAGCAACTTTGATTTAATTTCAATTTTCTTAGGTGCTTTTTCAACTGAGATAGGAATATCTAAAATAAGTAATCCTTTATCTAGTGTAGCTTCTAATTTGTTTAAATCGAATTTAGATGCAATTTTCCAAGCTAAATCAAAAGAACGTTTTGCAATTCCTTTTGAGATATAAGAGCGTTCTTGTTCTTCTATTTGTTTAGTGTGGCTAACTCGTAACGTTTCTCCTTCAACTAATATGTCTAAGTCTTTATGTTCAAGACCTACTACAGCTAGTTCAAAGCATAACCCTTTTTCTGTTTCGTAGATATCTACGGGATAATTGATTTTTTCGTTAAATGTATTAAATGCTGAATTTGGATTTAATAAATTTTTCCAAACGATGTCAAACGGATCATCTAGAAATGGTTTAATCATTGTCATAATTGTTTAATTTATGTTCCCCTAAGGTGAACGGTTAATTACTAATTGTTAATTAATTGTTAAGATCTGCCGTATCTTAAATATAAATATATAATAATTTAAATTTTTGCTAAAACAATATAAGAAGAATGTTGTCCTTCTTCAGTTTTAAATTCTAATTTCATAGCACCTTCATTATTAATATATGCTGTTCCTTCAGAATTATAATTTGCATCAAATATTGCTTTTAAATATTCAGTATTAAATTTTAATCCAATATTAGAATTATCTGTAAGTTTAGATGTTGTTGAAGTTTCAAACATAATTTTATTTGAATGTCCATCTGCTTCACCTAAAGTAAAATACACTTTAGATTCATCAAGATTATTTACTCCTGCTTTAATAGTACATACTTCAGAACCTAATGCTTTATATGCTTTAAGCCAAATATTTATTAAATCATTAGTTACATCAAAACTATAATTGCTTTCAAAATCATTAATTGAAAAATTAACTGATGGTGCCAACATTGGATTTGCTAATGCATATTCTAAATTATATTCATTATCTGCAATTAATAATTTAGTAGCAATATTTTGTTCGTTTTTTATATCTAAAGTAATAAATTGAGCACATATATTAATCAATTTAATTAATTTAGAAGTATCAAATATAACAAAGTCACTATCAGGAAATTCAAAAGGTGCTGTAATAATTCCCACCATGTCTTTAGTAGGTGAAAATGTTTTTATAGTAATGTTATTATTTTTAATTTCCCATTTAACTTTTTCACCAATACCATTTAAATAGTATTTGTCTATTGTAGATAATAATTTTAGTTTTTCCATAATATTTGTATTAATATAATTAAAATTCCTAGACTTAAACAAGTAAATGTTTTAAAAGTTACTGCTTCTCTAAATAAGAGATAAGACATTGTAGTAAATACAGTTACACCTAATCCAAAACCTAATATTCTAGATGGCCATATTTGACCATTAAATGCAAGTACTAAATATTGTACTGATTTTAGATATAACCAAGTTACAGGTGCTCCTATTAATACTACTAACCACTCATTACGTTTAAATAAATCATATTTAATAGAACCTTGTAATTGTAAAAATGTTACAATTTGAGCGGCTAATCCGAATAATACTCCTTTAATTAAATTCATTTTTAAATATAATAAGATTATTTTGACTATTCAAATCTAAAGAATTTACCTGCATTTTCATGTAAGTCTACAAATTCCCATCCTAAATCACTATAAATGCCTCGTAATTTATTCATTAATGTTGCTTCAAATCCTAATTCTCTATCAGCATATTGTTCAATAAACTCGTTTATAAAGTCAGGATCATTACCTGTTAAACCAATTACATCAATTTTAAACGGATTATTTTTTAATTGAATATATTTCATTTTATCACCCTCAGTAAAACACGGATATTGTTTATCTAATTTTTTAAATCTGAGTAGATCATTGTACCAGCATGCTGCTTTTGTGTTAATAGGTGCTTTTAATTTTAATGTTGAAAATATTTCACCTAAAGCGGGTTTGCGTTCTATATAGGATTTTATTTGTTTTACTCCAGTTGGTTTTGCAATATCTATTATAGGAATATTTTTAACGTATTTTTTAAAGTCTATTATTTTTTTATCTATTTCTTTTTTAGAAGTACCAAACATTATTTGTTGTAATAAGTCTTCTCCAAATTTACGATACATTGGAGTCATATTTGATTTCATCAAATCTAATCCCATCATTATCATTTCTTCTGTTGTTACACCTTCTTTATTTACAACCAACATAGCATAACGTCTTTTACCTGCGAAATAACCTCGTTCAATTACTACTTCTTGTTTTAATTCAAAGTAATGAGGACGTTCTTTAACATTAAATGCTGTTTCAACAAAATTACTAATAAATTCATTTGCTATTTTCTGCAATTCATTAGCTAATTCTAATACAGCAATAATATATTCTTCTTTAGTTGAGGTGTTTGGGTAGCGTTTTAATACTAAATCTTTAACTTGAATAAATAATGAATCTGTATCACTAGTTATAATATGATCTTTATTTAATGTTTCAAGTTGTGTATTTAAATATTCATTCATATTTTTAATACTTTCCTGTAAAAGTCGCTGACCAGTTAATGTAATAGCTTTAGATATTATTTTATGACCATCAGTATAACGCCATCCGTTTATAGCATAACAACCATAAACACTATTTAATAAGATTTTCATAGCGTGTTGTCGTCTATTATAAAACTCACCTTTAGCACTATCACCTGATTTATATGCTTTTTTCATTAGATTTTTATACTCAACTCGTTTATTAAACCAATCTGTTAATACTTCACATACTACAGATGATTTATCAGTACGAAATAAAGCACCAGATGCTGCAACTAATATATGATTTTCTTGAATATAGTTTATAATCTGTTTTACTGTTGTTTGTTTTTGATTAGTAGTTTTATCATTATTTAGTTTTTCAATAGTAATTAGTTCATTAGGATCCATATTAAATAGATCATCTAATGTCCAAGTATTATCATATTTACCTTCATTCATTATTCTACCAACATATGTTTCGATACCTATATTAAGCGAACGAATAATAGAAGGATATAATGATGTAAAATCTAAGTCAATAACCCATTCATACAAACCAGGTATAGGATCTTTTAAAAATCCACCAGCATATTCTTCTTCAGTACCATATAATGAAGGACGAATAGTAGTAGGTTTATTTGGTGATACTATACCTTGTCGTTTTAGATAAGTTAATATAGCACCATCGTTTAA